CCACCAGCAGCAGCGAGCACTCGCGGATGGGGGCGGGGATAGCGCCGTAATTGTCGATAAAGTCGTCGTAGGTTCTTTGGCACAAGTCCAGAATGGCCTGCTCCGCGCTCTCGCCGTACAGCGTCAGCTTAGTGTCTTCGAGGTCAAAGTCATGCTCTATCCTCAGCTGGTCTTTGATTTCATCGAGTGTCAACCATTTCATATCTTTTTCTGTTTTTTATTCTAACTAATAAACCCGCAACTTTGGGTTGCGGGTTTACCAAATGCGAATATTTGACGATTATCTTCTTTTGCTCGTCACGATCTCGCCTCGGCCTGAGCGGTTCAGATAGTTGGTCAGTCCCAGCCAAATCATCTCGCCGCTCACGTATGGCTTTCCCCCTCCGCCGTTGCCATCTTGCCCGATGGCTTGGAGCGATGCGGCCAGCACGCCCGCCTGACTTCGGTTGAGCACCACCTCTCCGGCATTGAGCATGGCGGGTATCTGGTCTCCACTGTAGGTGTTGCCATCTACATATCCGTTGGCAGCATGCACCACGCCGCCCTTGGCGAATGGGAGGAAGTTGGTCGCCGTGTTGGCTGTTACTGCTGCGGTCAGCGTTCCGAGTGCTACGGTGTTGGCAGCCACGGCAATGGTGTTGGCAGTTTCGGTGCTTGTACTGAATATCGAGATGACGGCTTGCACGCCTTGTATTATCGACATCAGTCCTTGCAACACGTTCAGGCCCTTCTCCAGCTCGGCTGGCAGTTTTATACCCATGCCCTCCAGTCCGCCTCTGATGCTTGTCAGTCCGTTGATGGCCTTGCTCAGTTCCGTCATCGGGTCCTTCGTCTTGTTGGCCTTCTCGCGCTTCTCCTTGTCGGGGTCATTTACGTATTCATCAAGAACGCGCTTAATATCAAACTGCTGTGCCCCGATGCCCATCATCTGGCGCAAGCCTTCATCACCCAGCATTCCCCAAACCGATGGCATGGTGTCTTCTGTCTTGGTTGCAGCAATATTTGCTTTGTTTGCATCCCACGCGACCTTCTCCTCGATGGGTTTCACGTGGGTTGTAGTAGTTGTGGTGCTGCCGCCACGCAGGAGTTTTATTTCGTCCTGAGTTTGCTTTATCTGAGTGTTATAGGTGTCGCGGGCCTTGAAGTCCTTTTTATTGATGGCCTCGTCGCGCAGTTTCTTCAGTTCCTTCAGCTTGGCCTTCAGACTGTCCAGACTCTTCTCGCCCTCGTCGGTGTCTACATCCACGTCTACTGTGATGGTGGTTTTGTCGTTGTTGTCGGTCTTGGCGGGTGTTGGGTTTATCTCGCGCAGTCCGCGTGTCTGATACTCGCGTGCCATTTGCAATACTGCTGCACGCTGAGCCTTCAGCACGTCCACGTTCTCATAATGGAAGAATCCCGGACGATCTTTCGATTCCCACTTACCGCCGTTGGCTATCTTCATGTCGTAGTCGGCCAACTGTTGACGATAGCTCTTCATCGTGGCATTGAATGCTGCACGCTTGTGTTTAGAGCCTCGCAGTGCACCTATCTGCTGGTCCACCTTGGTGGGACCTTCACTACCACCCGCGCCGTTCATCTCGCGCAATGCCTTGGCAGCACGTCCGCCAGCTGTGGCCACTCCGTCGAGTTTACGGATAAGTTCGGCAGCCCAGTCCACTACATCCTTCAGGGCTCCCGACGAAGCATTGATGTGCAGGTTCAGTCCCTCCCATGCCGATGACAGACTTTTAAGTGCTCCGTCCAGGTTGTCGGTGTTGGTCTTGGCCTGATCCACTGCCGTATTGGTGCCGGTGATGGCCTCGGTCATATTGCGGGCCTCCTTTGCTGCGTTGGCCAGTGCCATCGCCTGCGATGCGAACATCTTGCCGGCAATCTGCTGATAGCCCACGATGTCGAGGTTGGCTTTGCCCAGGTTCTCGAATGCTTGGGTCAGTCCCACGATGGATGGCTTGAAGTCGTTATTGGCCTGCTTCTCCAGATTCATTATGATGCTGCGCAGGGCTGTGCCGGCGGTCGATGCGTCGAAGCCTGCCTTGGCCAGCTGCTCCAGATTGGCCACCAGCTCCTCATAGTCGGTGCCCACGGCCTTGGCTGCTGTGGCACTCTTGGTGATGGCCTCGCCCAGCCATGCTATGTCGCCCGCGCCCTTCTGCGAAGCAGCTGCCAATACGTTGATGTATCGTGCGGCATTGTTAGAGTCGCCACCCATCTGGTTGATAGATGTCGAAAGGGTCTGTGCTGCGGTCTGTAGGTCGATGCCTGCGGCCTCGCTCAGAGTGATGGCGTATTTGGTCACCTCCTTCAGTGCCTGTCCGCTCTCCAGCAGTTGTGGCTGCTGCGAACCTATCAGTCGGAATGCATCGGCCACCTGACTGGCGGTCAGCGTGGATGTAGATCCGAGCTCGATGGCGTACTCCTTCAGTTGGTCGAGGTCTTTGCCCACCATACCAGTGAGCGACGACAGCTGACTCATCGACTTCTCGAAGTTCATGGCCAGATTAATGTTGTCGCCCAGCAGTTTGAATGCACCCGCAGCACCAGCCACGGCAGCGCCCACACCTGTGAACATCGAGGCGCTCATGCCGAACTTTCCTGCCACACCGTTAAGTACTCCCTTCAGATTATCCATCACGCCACTGCCGCCCATCGAGTACAGCTCCTCCTTGGTTTGTTTGATGCGCTGCTGGAGTTGCTGTAGGCTGGCGCTCATAGCCTTGCCGAACTCGCCCTGCTTGGCCTTGTCGGTAAGTTCATTGTATGCTTTTGCTGCATCGTTGTACGATCCCACCAGGTCGCGCAGCTTGTCCTTGGTGTTGTTGGCGCCACTCTGCACGGTGCCTAGTGCGCGTGCACTCTCGATGGCCTTCTGGCTGAAGTTGTCGAAATCCTTACCGCCAAGCGATGCCTGATGGGTCACATCCTTCAGTGCCTTGGCGGTATCGCGCAGCTTCGAGTCGAATTGCGTGGTCTCGAGCTTAAATCTGGTTATTACGTCTGCCATATCTTATTAGTATAAAATTCCACGTATTATGTCGTCGATCATCTTGTCGAGGTTGGCCGATGCGTGCTGGAGTTGCTGCTGCGATGCAGGGCCGAACCAGTTGCGGGGTGCTATGGCTCCACGGTTGCCGTATCGTGTGCGGCGCGTGTCGGTACCGGCATTTAAGAATCGCAGTATGAATCCGCGATCCTTGCCCTCGTAGCTCATCAGGTCGGTGGTGCGCTGGGTGCGCCGCCTGCGGTTGCCGCCTCGCTGTCCCTCCTTCAGTGTGTGTGGTGGCTCATACAGTCGCATAGCTCCGGCGCGTCGGCTTTGTAGTATGTTTACCTGACCACCAAAGATTCTACGATATACGGCATATCTCACGGCCTTGTAAGCATGACGCGGGTCGCTGTCCATCTGTAGTCCGCTTCGTGCGTCGCTTTGCAGCGTCTTGCGCACTTGGGCCAGAGCTTGGCGTATCACCTCATTAATGCGATTGCGCATCATGGGGTTTTTGGTAGATGCTTCGCCGAGCTGCTTGATTCGCTCGTCGAGTCCCTTCAGTTCTATCGTGCCATTATCTGCCATATACTTTTATGCGGATTTGTGTCGGGGGTTTACCATTGGGCACAAAAAAAAAGGGGCGCCGCTGCGCCCCGTACTAACTAAAACAATAATTCACTATTAATCTAAAAACCTATAACTAAAAACCTATAACAAAAACCTAAAACTATAAATATTAATACTACTAACGTTACGATATAATTGATTATGATAAAAACTATTTTTACTCTGCGAACCTTGCGGCCTCCCAGATGCGGCGGGTGACGAGTCCACCCAGCTTCTTGCCGCCGGCAGTTACCCATCGCAGGAACTGCTCTTGTATCTCCCAAGTCTTGCGGCCGCTCTCGATGTACTTCTTCAGTGTGCTCGAGTTCCAATTAGCAGGGCCGCAGTTGTAGATGAAGTCGAGCACGGCGTCGTATCTGCCTTGCGTGGATAGCATCTTGCACTTGTTCACGTAGGGCTCGAACCGGGCGATGTCTTCCTTCAGGAACTGCTCGGCCTGGAATGCCGTTATCTTGTCGCCACGCTTCACTCCCTGGGTGTGGCCGTAGCCGATGGTCCACACTCCAGCGCTGTCTTGATAGGCCTGAAGCACGCAGGCTTCGCTCCTCTTGATGTGAGCGATTAGTATCTGGCTTGCTTTCATACGCTACAGTTCGTTATTGGGTTCTATCTCTGCGGGTTGTTTCTTCTCGCGTGCATCCACATCTTGTAGATCGTCTTCGAGAACCGAACAGTCGACATCAAAGTGCCTCGCGGTCTTGTCGATGAGCACCTTGGCCAACATCTTCCACACTCGTGCGTGCTTGTCGCCTGGCAGTCGGCAGCTGGCCTTGTTCTCAGCTATCGAGAGCATCTGTTCGGCGCACACCACTCCTGCGGTGATGTAACTGATGGGCACGTAGACATCCACGAATATCCACCGCTCCACGCAGTAGGCCAGAATGATGATGACGAAGCGCTCGATGAGGGTGGGGATGACCTGTCGGAACTTGTACGACATGAACTTGGCCTCCTCGCGCTTCTGCTTGGGGTACATGATATGCACGCGCTTGTCGAGTTCGTAGGCGCTCCATGCGTCGTAGAGCACGAAGAGGGTGGCGATGATGATGAGCGGGAAGGCTGGCTCGAATCGGCCCACTATCCAGCCAATGATTCCGCCAAACGTGAGTGAAAACCACTCGAATGATTTTATTGCCATGATTCTTATATTTTTTAAAAGTTTGTTGCTATTCTCCCGTGAGTGCGCCATTGCCCACGAAGGTGAAGGTGCCCTGTATCAGATTGCCGCGGGTAGCGGTTATCTTGCAAGTGCGCAGGATGGCCGTGCCTTTGAGCGTAATTGGCATGTCGTAGTGGCTGGCGCGATTCATGAATTTCAGAGTGTAAGAGTTGCCCACCAGTAGTGCGTCGGTCAATGCTGCGTTAGGATAGGTGAACATCGTCTGGTATGTGGCATACTTCAGCAGATAGTTCACGGTGACCTGCCACTGCTTGCGGCCAGTCAGATACTCGCGATAGTTGCCCTGAGTGGCGCTGGCTATCTCGATGAGTTCGCTCTCCACCTGTATCTCGGTGGTCTTGGTGCCGGCTATCGTGTGCCCATCAAGCTGCACCAGTATTATGTTTCCGTTTAGTGCCATATCTTTACTTCATTAATGTGAATTTGTAGTTGTCATTTCTCAGGTCGAAACCTACCCCCACTTGTCGCCATCCGCTGCCGTAGCCGGTGATGCTGAAGGTGTCCATATACTCGTCGTCGTCGCGGGTCGAGTTCTGGTTCTTCAGCATCATGTCTATCTTCTTCACCGGGCGGAACATGTAGGCGTAGTCGAGCTGTGCCGATAGGTGTCCACCGATTATACGGTTCGGCGTGTCCACATAGTCGCTTATCAGCATGCTGATAGTGTCGGTGTTGGCACGTGCCTGCTGACGGATGATGCGGGTGGGGTTGGTGCGTGTGCCCATATACTTGGCCAGGCTGTTCACGGCCGAGATGAGTTGCAGACCGGTGATGTGGTCACCCCAATAGCTGGGGCCGTAGCCCTTCGGTATCAACTTGAACGTGACGGGCGCAGTGACTGCGGGTATCTGTTCGAATAAACTATCTTTCTCGCCCACCATATAATTACCATCGGCGTCGGCATTCAGGTCGATGTATGTCTCGGTCGAAACCCAGCTCAGCAGTCCGGTGGTGGTGTTCTTGCTCAGATACTTACCGTCGCACGTCACCATGCATCGGTAGCTGTAGGTGTGGTTCAGCGTGGTCATCTTCAACAGGAAATCCTCGCGTGGCCACTCGCTGAAGGTGTACTGCCACAGCACGGTGTTGTCCTCGATGGCTTGCGGCTGGCGGAAGCTCAGGTCTATCATGGCCTGACTACTGGTGCCGAACACGCGCACCATGTTGCCCTGTTGTGCTTGGCTGGCATAGAGTGCGGCGCTGTTGCTCCACAGCGTGCTGCTGAATCCGCCGCCATCGGCTACGCTGATGGGTAGTAAGTAGGCCACCTTGCCGTCGATACCCGTTATACTACCCTCACTGTTCAGTGTGGCCAGGTCCAAGTTCATATTCACCTCGTCGATATATTCGCCGTTTTCAATGTTGAGCTCGTCGAGTGGCAATATGGTCGACACGTTAGCGTGGCGGTCGGCTGCGGTATAGTTGGATAGCAGCGCCACCTGGGTGGGGGTGTGTTCGTCGGTCTCGCCGTAAATGTCGTATGCCTTGTAGGCGCCGCTGTAGTCGAATCGGGTAAAGAATATCGCCTTGCTGCCCAGGTACACGCCGTCGTGAGTGATACAACCGCACAGGTTGCAGATACCCTCCACCAGCTCTTGATAGCTGATGGGCAGGAACAGGTCGTTGGCTCCGTAGTTGTAGTTGGGGTTGTAGGGGCTGACGATACGGTTGCTCACTCGCAGGTTTGTCAGCGCCACGGTGGTCATATCCTTGGGCACCACAAACCATGTGTAACCCATCGCCGAACATACCTCTTGCAGCAGCACTCCGATGGTGGTGGTGCTGGCAATCTTGATGGGGCTGAAGTATAGTCCAGAGATTACTCCGATGGGCGACGTGATGGGGATGCTCACCTCGCGCACGCCGTTCTCCATCGCCGTGTCGAACGATTGCTCCTGTAGGTAGCCGAAGAACACCAACTGACCGCCGTAAAACACCTCTACGTAGCGGTCGGTCGATGTAGTGGGATGCAGGTCGTCCAGTTCGCCTGCCGTCTCCTCTATCACGCTCAGGTAGCCCGTCTTCTGGCGTATCACCTCCAGCAAGTTGTCGGTGTCGGTCTCGCCGAACACAAGCGGATTGGCTGAGCCTGTGAGTGCGGTCACGCCATTCTCAACAGCGAATGGCACGTCGGCACCCGTCTTCGAGGTGTCGGCGCTCGATGTTGCTCCGTTCACGTACACGTTCACGAGGCACCCCGTTCCGTTCAGGCTCTTGAATTGTAATCTGTATTTTATAGCTCTTGCCATTTTCTTGTTCTTTTAAATATGCAAGAAAATGGGCTGTGGGTTTACCATAGTAAAAAAAAGAGCCCGCGCCAATCGGCACGGGCTTCCGTTTCAAAAAATATACCTTGTATGTTAAAAGTATTGTCGGCCCTTCGCAGGGCGGATCGTGTGCCTCACGGCATGAATTTACGTTTAAGGATTAATATTATCAACAGTATGATCGTGGCAAATATCGCTATATTGCCGATGTATATTCGTGTCTGTTGCCACCACGTCAGCCCGCTGCCAGGGGGACCGCTGCCAGGGGGACAGGTACCTGGCATACTTGTCTGCCAGGTACCTGTCCCCACTGGCAGCGTATCGTGCACCGCCTCGTAGATGGTGTCCAGCAGCAGGCGGTCGCGCCATCGGGTGTGCCATCGCTCCACCCATACCGTGTCGCCGCGCTCGTGGATGTAGGTCGAGTCGTGCACGTATATCGAGTCGAGTCGCTGGTGCGTCTTGATAACGGTATCGGTGCGGTGCTCGATGACGGGCACATACTCGATACTCTTACAGCCTACCATCGCCCACACCAGGGTGACGTAGGCAAGCCATACAAGGAAGCCGACGATACTCCATCCGCATCCTTTATATGCTTTTTCTTTCATGTCCTGTCTCATAATCGCTAAAAATTCGGTTATAATTTGGTCATATTTCGGTCGTAGGATTACCCATCGGATTGAAGTCCTTGATTGCTTCGAGGAATTTCTTCTTCGATTTATACACTTTGCCGTCTATCATAAAGTGGCGGACGACACGACCGCCCTTCTTTATCATGCCATACCTGTCGCGTGGCACATGGTCGCAGAAGCCCAGCCGTCCGTCCTTGCTCATGTACGTCGTTGTGTATTCGCCTTCCATAGCTATGTGGCAGGTCTCACGGAAGGGTATTTTCTTTAGTTCTTCTTCGGTCATAATTTGTTTAATTTTTCAAGTTCTTTTCTTAATTCGTCTATTTCGTCATCAGTTAGCCGATGGTCGTCTGCCAGGGGACTGTCCCCTGACATGGTGGATTGTGCGTCCGTCCATCCTTTGATGTACGCCTTGCGTCGCGGCAGGTTCGCGTCATACTCGCCGGTGCCCTTTTTATTCTGGCGCTTGCGCTCAGGATATAGCTCCAGCGCCCGCGCCTCGATTTCTTGCTGTGTCATAATGTTTAATGTTTAGATAATTAAAAAAGATGGCGGGTACGGCACACGCACATTAAGTCCCACTCTTTCAGGTACACCATCTTGGATTACACTTGTACCAATCCCTCTGACAAATCGAACAGCCACAGGGCATCGAGGAGGGCGTGCACGCCGTCGATCTTGTTGTGGGTGCCGCTCTTTAGCGGTTTCTTCAGCTCGTTGGGCGAGACCTCCAGCTTCACGTTCTGAAACATCCACGGCCACGCGGGGTTGGCTGATAGTTGCAGCCAGGGGTGGTCGGTCAGCAGGGCATACTCGATTTCTTGCACAAGTCCATTTTGCGCCACAAAGGTCTGCGGCACGGGCATCACCATCTGCTTCAGCATCTGGGCGATGTCGGCGTTCGATAGTCCGCGCTGCTGAAATAGTGATTGCAGCCACGCCTTCAGCTGGTTTATCGGGGCCGTGCTCTGCGCTGGGTCGTAGCCAAACATGCGCATGTCTATCTGACTGTCGGGGGTCGCTGTCAGGTTGCCGTGGTCGTCGTAGCCGGCACGCTCCATTATTTTGTTCACGGCCATCTCGTGGCTGAATACCTCGCCGGGGCAGACGTGTAACCACCCGTCGCGCACCCATTGCTCGTAGAGCGGGCGGTTGGGGCTGTCGTTCAGCGCCTTCTCGGTGATCCATAGGTCGAGGTCGGCGAAGAATCGGCCCTCGGGCTGCTGCTGCTGATAGTTTATCGCCAGATAGCATGCGGCCCAAAGGTCGTCGGTGCCACCGAAGTCGAGCCCTACAAACACGCGCCAGCCTTGCGTGGCCCAGCAGTCAGCTATGCGTCGCTCCACCTGCCTCGGCCTGATCTGGTCGCCCGATAGCCACTTGATGAAGCGGTCGCTCTGCCACATATTAAAGTCCTTCGTCAGCACCTCCTGCTTGGTGTCCTCGGTGCCGGTGGCGGCTTCGTGCAGTCGCTCGCGGTAGTA